AGGATGCGCTCGGCTACGATCAGCGCCACCAGCGTGGCGAGGGCGAGCATTCCATAAAACACGGCGTCATTCATGGGTATTCCTTTCTGGTTAGCGCAGCGCCACGAGCGCAAGGGTGATGGTGCCGAGAAGCATCGAGCCGACGATGATGGACAGCATGAAGACGTCCGCGTCCGTCATGAACAGGTGAGCCCATTCGATCATGTGCAGTCCCTCCCGAAGGGCTTGGGGAAGCCGCGGCCCTTGAGCGGGCGCGGGCTCCGGGGCCACAGGCCCGCGTGCTTGAGGCGCATGCGGCGTTCCTTGGCGCGGGCGGCATTCTCGCCCGAGGTCTTCTCGCGGTGCGCCTCCGCCAGCACGAGCTGCAGGTTGCCTTCCCGGTTCTCGCCGCCATCCTTGAGCGGCAGGATGTGATCGGCGTGCGTGGTGGCTCCGGCCATGATCTTGCGGCCGGAGAGGGCGCAGCGGCCCTTCTGGCGCAGGAACAGGCGGTCGATCACCGCCTTGGGCGGGCGCGCATCGGGCGTCTTGCCGATCCACTCCGCGACGGTGCGGCCCATCAGGTCAAAGTCACTCATGGCGGGGCTCCTTGAAGCGCTTGATGGGATGCACGAAGCCGTAGAGCGTGTGGCTGTTGTTCGGCACCACATGGAGCCAGCCGCGCTCCACGAGGCCCTGCACGCACTCATGCACAAAACGAAGGCCCGCTCCCGTCCCCGCGGCCACATCGCGGAAGCCCATGCGGAACACGCCATTGTGTTGGCGGTTCTTCACCAGCCAGCGATAGATGCGCGCCTGTTCCGGCGTCATGCCGTAGCGCGGTCGGCCATCAACGGGGCGGCCCAGCGGATAGGCGGGAACGGTTTTGAGGGCGAGCGCGGTCATGACTTGCCCTCCGCCTTGGCGATGGCGGCGCGGGCCTTCTCTCGCGCCAATTCCAGATTGGCGAACGCATCGCTGGCTTGGCCAATTGATGCGATTTCCCGGAGCGCATCCAGCAAATCGGGCGCGGAGGAGATGAGGCGGGCATTTTCGCGCCCCTCTTCGACACCCTCCCCCATCCCCCACAACACGCGGGCCACTTTCCCGCTCAATCCGTTCGGCTGCGTTCCAACCCAGAAATCATTTCCCCAATGCCCAAAAGTCCACGGCCCTGGTGTGTGCTTGCTCATGAGCGCACCAGCCCGAGAACCTGGCCGGCCTCGCGGGCTGACAGCTTCTTCGCCTTCCGCAGCCAGCGATATTCCGGCCAGAGATGTTGCGGCACGTCGAAGCCCCGCCGCTTGCGGGCCGTCAGGATGCCGTTGACCTTCATGCGCAGCACCATGTCCTTCTGCTTCTCGCGGACCTTGCGGGCGCGCTTCGCCTCGAAAGCCGGATCGGCCTTGAGCTTGACGAAGATCTCCCGGAACTTCTCGCTGTTGCCGCGTTCGACGCATGCGCGCTGGATGGCTTCCATCCGCGCCTTGCGCTTGGCCGGGTCCGCCCACATGCGGCGGTTCGCCTCGCTCTTGGCGGCGTTCCCCTTGCCGCGCTCGGCGGCCGCCCTGATCCCGGCCCGGCGCTTGGCGCGCCACTCAGGGTCTTTCCACTGCTGGCGCAGGCGCTCCGCTGCGGCGGCGCGCTGTTCGGGCGACATGCTCATGTGGCGGCCCTCCCTTCGTGCGACTGGCCAGGATCGATGCCCGTCTGCTCGTGTATCCAGGCGAACACCCGATCCGCCACCTGCATGAAATCCCGCTTGAGCAGCGCCCGGCGGGCCATCGATCGCGCCGTGTAGATCGTCACCACATCGCCGCGCACGGTGGCGATGCAATACTGATCCTTCAGTTCGAAGGCCTTGGCGATCTGCGGCGCTGAAGCCTTGGAGCCGCAGGCGATGGTGATGGCATCACAATAGCCGATGGCGATCAGGGCCGATTTTCGAAGAACTTCGGCATTGGGGAAGCGCGCGCGGTCTGCATCACGCAGGTTTGCGTGCGTGTCGCGGAGGGCGGCGAAGAACCGGCGGCGCATCGGGTCCGCGCTCATGTAGTCGCCGCCGATCTCGCATCCGCAGTCGGGGCAGTGGATGGACTTGTCGCTCACAGCTTCCCAGCCTCCTGCTCGATCAGTTCCAGTTCCTTCTTGAGGGCCAGGGCGTCCGTCTTGTTGCGCGCCCAGAACTCCTGCAGCGGCACGCGGTTTGCGTTCTTCCACTGCAGGATCTCGTGGTGCTTCATCGAGCGGAAGCGCTCGAGGATCATGTCCGCGGCCTTGCCGAGCGGGATGCGCTCAAGGCCGTCGCCCATGTCGAAGAGGATGGCCTCCGCCCCGCCGATCATGGCGAGCCGGGTTTCCACGTTGGCCTTCTCCACGATCTCGGAGGCGGTGAGGTCCAGCGTCTTGGCGCGGTCCAGCTCCTCGTCCGCGTAGATCGCGGAGAGGTCTTCCGGCCATGCCCGGCGGATCGCCTGCGCCTCGGCGCATTTCGCCAGCATCACGCGCGGCATCTTGCGCCAGTTCTCCTTGTTCGGGTCGAGCTGCATGGTGCCGTCCTTCTTGAAGAAGCGCCGGCCATCCTCGCCATTCGTCCACTTGCCGCCCTCAACGACGGGCGCGAACTCGTCCCAGTAGGCGACCGCCGTCACCTCGTGCCAGGCCCCGTGCGAGAACTGGAACACGCTCACCTCCGCGCAGATGATGCCGAGCGGGTTCGTGGCGTCGTTGGCGGCGGCCGGGTCGTAGGTGAAGCGCGGCGCGCGGTTGTCGGGGCGATATTCCCCGGAGCGCTTCGCCACCGAGCGGAAGCCGTCGATGCCCACCACGATGGACATGCGGCGGCGATCCGGCTTGTCCTTGTTGAACACGAAGGCATAGATCTGCTTGCGCAGCGGGTCGAGGCCCAATGCTGCGGCCACGCTCATAAAAACGTTGAACTCATCGGGAGAACAATCGGGGTTCATGCGCTGGATAAGCGCAAGCTGCGCTGGGCGGAATCTATCCGTAATTGCAACAACGTTATTCATGATGCCTTGCCTTCCATTCGTTTGATTTGTCGATGTTTTCGCAGTCTGTCGGATGCGCAAATTCTACATTTCGTGCCGGGATGCTTTTCGTGGCCGCGGTGGCACTTGGTATTGTGCTGCCATGGCATCCGCCCCTTGCGGAGTGCATCCTGCATGTTGTCTTTCCGAGACCCAAGAAACAGGTGGGCAGGGTTAATGCACAGCCTATTGTCGCAGCGGTGGCACACATCATCGCCCGCGGACACCGGCGCAACGTGTACCTGATAGCTCACCCGGTGTGCTGAATGAGTCTTCCCGTGATCACGGATGCAGCCGTATCCCGAATTGAGCGTTGCACCTGTCCACTGCCAACAATCATCTGGTCCAACGATGATTGCTTTGGAGAGAAGCCGCACTTTGAGCGGTTTTGGCTTTGGTCCTGTCTTTGTCATGTGCGGATTTGTATCGTTTCCGAACCGTTGCTCATCATCGCGCCTGGCACCTCGCGGCCAGCCTTCAGCGCTTCGCCAACGGCCTTCTTGTCCAGCTTCGGCTCTTGCGGCTTCCAGTAGGTCGAGGGGATGGCGGCCTCGTCGAGGATCAGCACGGACGGCGGCACCGCCTTGCGGGTGATGGTGCCCGCGGGCGTCTCGATGCTCTTGATCTCGCCCGAGGCCATGGCCGCGAGGATCGCCACGCGCCGCATGCCGATGCGCTTCTCGATGCGGTCCTGCCGCTCCTTGAGGCGCTTCAGTGTCTCGGCAAGGCCGGTCACCAGCGCAGCGTCCTCGACGTTCTGCTCGGCGGCCCACGCGATGAGGCCGCGCAGGTCTATCTCGCCTTCCAGCGTGTCGCGGATCACGTCAAGGTCATCCCCGGCGATCTCGCGCAGCTGCTCCTTGAGAACGTCCGCGGCGCGCGTGGCGGTGTGGAGGAGGTGGTCAACGTCAGCCATGGACATGGCCTCCTTATTGGGGAATGGGGGTGAAGGCGGCCCAGAGGCACGCCAGAGCGAAGGTGTAGGCGGGGATGCCGATGATGGCGGAGATGCGGATGGCCATCACGCGGCCTCCGCCTTGGCGACGGCTGCTGCTGCGGCTTGCAATGTGGTAATGGGAACACGGACAACCAGCGTCTCAGCATTCCCGCTGATAATATAGTGTTCCTTGACGTTGAATGCCTTCAGCGCCTCAAGCAGATCAGGCGCAGCGGCGATGAGGCGGGCGTTGGCTTCTGCCGATTTGCCTTCAAGGCTGGCGATGCAGCCCTGCTTCTTTGAACGAACATGCCAAACCTCACGGCTGGCCATCGCCTTCTCGTGGGCCCACGGCCCCGCCGTGTGCTGAGCCTTGCTCATCACGCGGCCTCCGTATCAGTCGCGGCAGGCTTTGCTTCCGGCTGCGCGGCGCTGGCGCGCACCAGCACATAGCCGAGGCGGTTGCACACCTCAGTGAGTTCTCGAATGGCGTCCTCATAATCCCAGCCGGGCGGCTTACCATCCAAGGCACCGCGCGCTGCCATCGCCAGATAACGAGCGGCATTTGATGCGTGGATGCAGGCGAGGTTGATGTCGGCCATCACAGCACCTGCGAATGATAGTCGCCGCGCAGGGCGGGGTTGGCATAGGTCAACTCGCCGGTCTGGTGGAGCTTGTCGGCCAGCTCCTCGCGGATCGCGTCCATGTCCGCATAGGACAGCAGCACGCGGCGCAGGTCTTCGGTCTGGCACCAGACCTCGCCCGCCTTCACGCGCTCGTAGACGCCCTTGGCGGCGTTCCAGCGCCCCTCATAGCGGTCGAAGCGGAAATCCCGAATGGACCAGTCGGCCAGTTCGCCGTGGTCCGTCTGATAGTCGATCTCGGCCACGCAATCGGCTTCGAACAGCGTGACGCCGCCAGCCTCGGCGGTGATCGTCGTTTCGATGTAAGCGGTGCCCATTAGACTGTCTCCATCTCGAAAGCTGCGAATACTCGGCGGTTGAAGTCGGTTGCTGCGGCGTCCCACGCGGCGGCCCACACGGCGTCCCACGCGGCGTCCCACGCGGCGTCCCACGCGGCGTCCCACGCGGCGGCGCTCTCGGCGGCCCTCGCGGCGGCGCT